GGGTTTGGTATTAAATTTGTGTTCAACGAGAAGTTTGAAGAGACCATTGTGTCAAAGGGTCGTCGCAGTCTGTCTTATGGGCTATTTTCGGAAGGTGAGCGCGGTCGTATAGACTTGGCCATACTGTTTGCCTTCAGAGAGTTCGCTGAAATCAAGTCGAAGTCTGGTACCAATCTACTGGTGTTTGATGAGATAGGTGACAGTAACCTTGACATGGATGGCTGGGAGTCTTTCCAGAACATTATCAAGACCGGTCAGAAAGATACCAACGTGTTTGTCATCTCCCATAAAGGTGATGTGCTCGTGGACAAATTTTCCAACTCTATTAAATTTTCAAAGGTTGGGCAGTTTGGAGTAAAAGAATAGCTTTACATATGATTGAAAATTATGGTATAATCATACAAATCACTTTAGGAGTTCTATATAATGAAACTGAGTAAGCATACGCTCGAAGTATTGAAAAATTTTGCCATCGTAAACCCCTCCATTCTTCTACGCGAGGGTAATGTAATCTCCACCAAATCTATTGCTGATAATGTCATAGCCAATGCTACCATCGCGGAAACTCTCCCGGTGGAGTTTGGTATCTATGAGTTGTCATTTTTCCTGAACACGGTGTCTCTGTTCAAGGAACCCACCTTTGATTTTAGTACCAAGGGGCATGTGGTTATCGGTGATGAAAACACCAAGACCAAATCTAAATACTATGACACCGAAAAGGAAATGATAAAGTTTCCACAGGAAAATGGTGTTAAGGACGGTGATGTTAAATTAGACTTCAACATTGAAAAAGAGCAACTGGCCAAGATGATAAAGGCTGCTCAGGTCATGTCCCTTAAAGATGTCAAAATCTTTAATAAGGATGGGAAGTATGTAATGACTCTCCATGACATCAAAAACAAAATTGAAAACACATTTAGCGTGGAGCTAGGAGACTATGACGGAACAAATGAGTTCGTTCTATACTTTAATATTGATAATCTTAGGTTTATCGCTGGAGATTATAATGTATTGGTGTCTATAGGTGAAATAAATTTTGCCCATTTTCAGAATACTGATGTTGCGGTGAACTACTGGATAGGGCTAGAATCTGGCAGCGTGTTCAAATAATGGAACCGAATAAAGAATTCTCGTGGCCGGAATTGTATCGACCACATACCATAAATGACTGTATACTACCAGACAATATTGCCGGTCGTATCCAACAGTATGTTGATGCCAAAGAGCTACCGAACCTTCTGTTATACGGTCCTCCGGGGACTGGTAAGACCACTGTGGCTAAAGCAATGTGCGATGAACTGGATATTAACTATCTGGTTGTTAATGCCAGCCTTGACCGTAACATCGACACCTTGCGTACTAATATCGCTCGGTTTGCCTCTACTCGCTCCATGGTAAAGGCCGGTCGGAAGATGGTTATTCTCGACGAGGGTGATTACCTGAATAAAGAATCCACACAACCCGCTCTGCGTGGGTTTATGGATGAATTCAGTCAGAACACCGGGTTTATCATTACTTGTAATTTTCGCCATCGTATCATTGAGCCTTTATGGTCTCGATGTGTCAACATAGATTTTACCTTTGATAAAGCCGAAAAGATGAACCTGATGAAAAGGTTTATGGCTCGGGTACTGGACATACTCAAACAGGAAAATGTTAAGTACAGTGTACCCGTTGTGGCAGAGGTAATCAAAAACCATTACCCAGACTTCAGACGTGTGTTGAATGAGTTACAGGGTTATTCTGCCGGGGGTGAAATTGATTCCGGTATCCTGAGTGTTCTTTCTGATGCTCTGGTGTCTGATTTGATTCCTATGCTGAAGGAGAAAGATTTCCGTTCCATGCGTAAGTGGGTTGCCGAGCATATTGACACCGATTCGTCTGTTATTTACCGCAAGCTCTATGATAACCTAGATAACGTATTACAGCCTTATGGTATACCGGAAGCCATCGAATTAATAAATGATGGTCAGGTTGATGACGTGATTGTTGCAGACAAAGAGATTAATCTGGTTGCCACCTTATCAAAAATTATGAGAGAGGTTAAATTTAAATGAGCATATTATGGGATTTTGTTAAGGACATTACATATGGTAAGAAAAATCTTACCAAGGATAATCCTGACATCTTGAAAGATTATAATCCCTTTATGATTAACAAGGCTCTGTCCATGGGTGCCGATACCATACTATATGCCAATGAGATGAACAAGAGGCCGGGTATGGATAAGCAGATGCAACACGATTACCTGTTTCATAGTATCCGTGCCAGAAAGCGTTACAACCCATGGGCTAAGTCCAAGAAGGTGGATTATGTTGATGCTATTTCCGAATACTACAACATATCAAAACAAAAGGCCACGGAATTAACTGGGGTGCTGCAACCTCACCAGTTGGAAAGTATACGTGCGCGGGTCAGTAAAGGGGGTAAAAAACGATGAAAGAGATGGTGGTAACAGCAAGAGTTGTCCCGGTATATTGGGATGATAATGTTTATCCTAGAACCGAACGGGATGTTACCTTACAGGTTCGGGTGCAGGTAGCCGGTGAGAAGGAAATATACTACAATAAAGAATTTTGTCCAGATGTGTTCACTTCTTATTTTGCCGAGATTATGAAAAACATCACTAAAGACTTGGAGAATTCATTTAAGTCATAAATAGGTTTATAACAACTATAAACTAAGGTGATAATTATGAATGAAAATATAAATTGGTCTCTTGATAGAGCCGTGGAAATTGAGCTTGAGAATGAAGACGACTTCCTGAAAGTAAAAGAGACCTTGCAGCGTATTGGTGTATCGTCTTTCAAAGACAAAAAACTGTACCAGTCTACACACATTTTACACAAGCGCGGGAAGTATTATATTCTCCACTTCAAATGTTTGTTCGCTCTGGATGGTAAGACTGCCATCTTCACAGAGGACGATTGGAAGAGACAGAATCGCATTGCAAAACTTTTGGAAGAATGGGGTCTGTGTAAGATAGTTGACCCAGATAATTTGGGTGCGTTGGAAGACATTAACCGTATCAAGATTCTAAAATTCTCTGAGAAAGAGGACTGGGAACTTGTTGCAAAATACAATATTGGGAATTGATATGAGAAATTTCATGATGGAACTGAGACATGAATACGAGAACAATAAAGAATTCCGTGTGGTGCTTGCCATTGCCGGTATTTGTGCTATACTGTACACTGGGTGGATATTAATTATGGGGTAGATATATGTTTGGTAGTGATGATTTTAAGTGGTACCATTTCTGGAATCCCAGAACTGGCCTCTTAGGTGGAATTGTTTGCGGTGTTATCGCAAGCGCATTAGTTTTATTTTTAATTAAGGTGATTATATAATGAAAAGACCAATGTTAGACATTAAAGAAATGATGGAAATGTTTGAGCAAGACGTGCACGCGGTACCCGCGTTCCCCGATGCCGATACCCGGCTGTTGAGGATGAAACTTTTGAAAGAGGAGTTTTATGAATATGTTCATGCGGAACATACCAGCGATATGGTTGAACTTGCTGATGCTCTTGCTGATGTATGTGTCATTGCTCTTGGTACTGCTCATGCTTATGGTATTCCTCTTGACGCTGTGTGGCAAGAAGTTCATCGTAGCAACATGGGAAAACGTAACCCGGATACCGGAGAGATTGAAAAACGTCCTGATGGTAAAGTGATAAAGCCTGATGGCTGGACACCACCAGACATCAAAGGGGTTCTGATTAAACACGGTGCCAAGCTGTGAAAATAATCGGCCTGTCTGGATTGGCCGGTGTTGGCAAAGATACTGTTGCTGATTTTCTGGTGGGCACGGTTGAAAATGGGGATAATATGTTTGTCCAACGGTATGCCTTGGCTGACCCTCTTAAAAAATGTGCCTCTGAAGCCTTTGGTATCCCCCTGAAAGATTTTTATAACGAGACTGCCAAAGAGGTTACCAATAACCACTGGGGGTTAACACCCCGGTACATTTTACAGATACTGGGTACTGAGGGGTTCCGAGAACACTTTGGTTCTGATATTTGGACTAGACGGGCTGACATGGTTATATCCCAATCTGTTACTGATGTGTTTCTGGTTACCGATATTCGGTTCAATAATGAGGCCAGTTGGATTAAAGATATTGGTGGAGAGTTGGTGTCTATTACCTCTCCTGCCATGGAATTATCCAAGAAACATGAGCACTCTAGTGAGCGGGGTATATCCGTTACCCCGGATGTTGTAATAGTTAACGATGGAACCCTCGAAGACCTTGAGAGGAAGGTGTATGATGAAATAGGACGACATTTATAAAACAATCAAAAGCCGGTGTAATAACCGGCTTTTTTGTCCCTATAAGAAAATTTGATTAGACATGCTTAACCGGGGGCTTTAATATGAGGCCATGTAAGTTAATTTATCGAGGTTGATATGAAAAAAATACTATTGGGTGTGGCTCTAAGTTTCTTTTTGGTTGGCAATGCGTCTGCCGAAGTGTGGCTGGATAATATCTTAGTTGGTATTGGTTGGTCTAATGGTGGAGCGGTGATAAGCTCTGGTCATGGTTACGGTCATGGTTACGGTCATCGTCGTTGGGGGTATGCTCCAAATTATTACGGTGGACATGGCCACTTTGCCAATAGCCATCACGACAATTATGATTATCGTTACAGTAATTGTGGTGGTAACCGTGGGTGTGATTTGAATGTACCGGGACATCACCATGACTGAACAAGAATGGTGGGATAGATTTTGGAATTCGTTCCTCACCACTATTTTTTGTGGTCTGTGTGGGGGTATGTTAATAATATTGGTGGTGAAATGTATAATTGGTTAGATGATATTAAAGTTGGTGACGAGGTTGTTGTTGATGCCGCTATGTACAGATTGGATAGGATTACTACCGTGGAGCGTTTGACCAAAACCCAAATAATTCTATGTGATTCCACCAGTAAATTCCAAAGGACTACTGGCTGGATGATAGGTGGGGGGTGGCAACCCTCTCGTATCTTGGAACCCACCGAAGAGCGCAAACAAAAAGTTGTGTTGGCTCGTAAAAAATATTTCCTCATTAAAAAACTCGGCAAGGTTGATTGGGCTAAATGTGATGTGGATAAGCTACAACATATCGTTAATATATTAGGAGAATCGCGGTGAAAACATTATTGGTAATTTTTGGTTCTGTTCTGGGGTCACTGTTGTTTATATTTCTGCTCCGGCTTATTGTTCAAACTGTAATGTCTGTGGTACAATGAGATTGTTGATATAGGAGAACATTATGGGAATTATTAAATTTGCTGCAACATTCTTTAAATTTGTTGGGATAATTTTGGGGTCGGTTATGTTAATACTGTTGGTGGTATTTCTGTTCCGGTTTGCGGTATTTCAAATTATAGTGGCAGTGACATGAAGAAATTCATAGGACTGGTAATGTTTTACCTTCTGATGCCGTTGTGGTTTGTTATGCTGGCTGTGTGGAAGCGGGATTCTGCTTTCATGTATTGCCAGTGGAAGATGTATTTTGAAGACCTTTTTGTGGGGAAGTATAGATGAGCGAGATAACCAAAGAACGTATTAAAGACTACGTGGAAGCCAACCCTAAACTGGTTGCCAGACGCGCTACACAACAGAAAGGAGTCTGGGTACTGAAGTATAAACATGTGGTCTTTTACAAGAGCCTGTGGACCCCTGAGCTGGTTGAGTGCCGTGGTACGATAGTTGACGATGATTACAATATCATCCAGCGACCTTTCACCAAAATATTTAATCGCGGTGAGCGTAACACAGATTTGCCGCTGGAC